GACAAAATCGTTGGCGGCAAGACTGAGGAGTCCGGCATTCTGAATGACCTGAAGAACAACAAGGAGCTTCGGGAGGGACTGACCTACTCAACCGATAAGGAGCAGGTCATTGTGTGGGAGGTTTACACACGGGACGAGGACGGTGAGTGGGAGATGCAATGCTTCTCACCTCAGGCCCCTGACACTAAGCTCAGGGATACCATGAAGGTTCCGTTTGACCACGGGCATCCCCCTTACGTCACCTGCAAGTATGAGATCACTGACGGGGGGTGGTACTCCCCTCGCGGAGTTTGCGAGATGCTTGCTCCCTTCGAGGCTGCACTGACGAAGACGTGGAACGAAAGACTGGACGCTTCTACTCTATTCAATAAACCACTTTTCAGGGCTGAGCGTGATCTGCCCAACTCAGTGAACCTGAGGTTGAACCCCGGCCAGATTCTCCCCTTCGGTATTGCCCCTGTGCAGATGCCGAACACTCCCGCAGACTTTGACGATGAAATGGCGCAAACGCAATCAATCGCTGAACAGCGTGTTACCGTTCCCGACTATGGACTCATGGCGGACAGGGACAGGCGCACGGCGACTGAAATAAAATCCATCAATGCTCAGTCACAGCAGAATATGGACCTGCGTTTGCGTCTCTTTCGTCAGGCTCTGGGTGATCTCTTCAGGCAGACGTGGAGCATCCTTCTCCAGTTTGACAAGAAGGATTTGCAGTACCGCTTCCTTGAGGACAGTCTTAGCGTCGACCCTGTTGCACTTCACGACGAGTACCAGATTGAACCTCGTGGTGGCATGGACATGATAAGCCGTGAGATGCTCTTGAGCAGGGCAATCCAGCGCAAGGAACTTTTTATGAATTCGCCGTGGATCAATCAGGTTGAGCTGGACAAGTCCATCCTCGAACTTGAAGACCCAGCACTTGTGCCTCGTCTGGTTCAGGACCCGAACGAGAAACTGGGTGACGAGGCTGAGGACGAGCAGCGCACCGTTCCCGCCCTTCTTATTGGCCAGATGATTCCTGTAAAGGTTGGCTGGAACTACCAGACCCGCATAGGGGTGCTAATGGCATTCCTCGAACAAGCCAGACAGGCTGGGATGCAGATCAGTCCTCAGGGTGCTCAAGCTATTGCCGCAAGGCTGGATGGGCTCCTTTCCGCGATGGAGCAGGTGGACACAAACAATGCAAGGTCCTTGAGGAAGGATGTAACGGAGTTCCTGAGGAACACCGGACTGGTTCCGTCTGAGGAGGAGATGGAAGCTCAACAGGCGATGGAGATTGCCCAGCAAACTGGAGCACCTCCTCCACAGGTTGGAGTTGAGGAAACTGTTGCAGTAGAGGAGACTATTTAATTATGAGTCATTCATACGACCATACGCCTGACGAGAACGCCGAGCCTGAGTGTGATCGGTGTGGGGAATCTCTCATCTGCTCAGACAAGGAACAGAGGGAGCTGCAGTTATCTAATGGAGAGCATTTCGATTGTTACATGGAGGCTCAAGACTGATTATGAGATTTTTTAGGTTTTTAAGGATTGCATGGCGTCTATCAGGTAACATACCGTGGGTAGGTGAACCTGAGTGGGGAACATCTGATGCGAATGTTTTACGCAAGTTCCTCGTCTTAAAGGAAGGGAAACGGTTCAGGATGACTCTCCTGAACATGGTTCTGAAGCAGAACCAACAGGCTGTTACAGCCACGAAGAGAATAGAGTACGAAGCTGGATTTGCCAGCGGAGTGAGGACAACAGTGCATACCATTGAGGCTCTTGCGAGGGACATTGAGGAGTCGAAGGATTTTACGACAGATATTTACGGGACCGATTATCTGTCGAGTCAAGGTCCCACAGCAACGGACAATCGTTTCAGTGCGATGATTGGACGAGGATAAGCACTGACAGGGAAACATTATGCCAGAAGAACCCGGCGAAGTAACCGCCGAAAATCTGTTGGCCGCTGCACAGGAGTTTGATGCTGCTGTTGCTGCGGGGGAACAACCTAACGTCGAGATAAAGACGGAGGAACCTGAGCCGGAAAAGGAGGAAACTCCACCGGAAGAACCAACGGAAACTGCGGAAGCAGAGCCGGATTCTGAACAGCAGAATGTGGATGAACCCGAAAGTTCATTGACAGAAGGCGAGGCTCCTGAAGAGGAGGACGAGCCGCAGAAGAGTAAGTGGGCTAAGAATGAGTCCCGCAAGAACAAGTCGTGGAAAGAGATAAACTCTCAAAAGGAAGCGATTAAGAAGGAGCGGGAAGAGCTGGAAGCCATGAAGGGCGAGCTTCAGGAGAAGCAGGCCGACATGGACGAAGGTAAAGCCTACAGGGATAAGGATGGCTTTACGGCAGCCGATTATGAGCGTGCTGCTGACAGGGCTGAGGAAGACGGCGATTATAGTGATGCCGAAGCTGCCAGAGCAAGAGCTAAGGAATTAGCAGATGAGGGCAAGAAGGCTGAGAGTGATCGCACGGTCAAGAAGTTTCAGGACGTGTTTGAGAAGACACGGGATGAACTTATGGAAGAGATTCCTTCTTTGAAGGATAACGATTCCGAATTGACTAAAGCGTCGAATCAGATACTGAAGGAGCATCCCGATCTCATCTATGCTTCTGGGGGTACTGGATTGCGTCATGCAGTCAAGATAGCCCAGTGGAAGATTGCGGCGTCTAAGGCGGACAAGAGTCAGGCTGAAGTCAGGGAACTAACGGATAAACTAAATAAACTGGAAAAGAAAATGTCAGTTGGTGGTGGATTCACGAGCGACAAGCTGGATGGCGACAGGACCTTTGATGACCTCTCACTGGAGGATCAGGAGTCTTACTTGCTCAAGGCGGCTGCTGCTCACGATGATGCCCTGTAACTGACGGAGGGTAAATTATGGCAGTTAATGTATCAACTGATGCCGATCTATCTGTCCAGTATCAGAACTATTTCAGCAAGAAATTGCTGTCCTACGCTGTTCAAGCATTGGTACTAGACCAGTTCGGCTCTAAAGCCCCACTTCCTGCGAAGTCGGGTCATAAAGCAATATCCATGTTTAGATGGGACGTCCCGAAAGCGACTGACATCAACACACTCACTGAAGGCGATACTTCGTCTGTAGGTGATCGTGACATTGCGTTGACTAAAATCAGCAAGACGCTGATTCAACGTGGTCAAGTCGTTAAGTTGTCTGACATCCTGAATGCAACGGATTTATTTTCGTCGCTTCAGCAGAGTGTCAAGATCAACGGTCAGGATGCCGCCATCGACATGGACAACATCACGCGCAACATATTGGTTGGTTCCAATGTGGGCGACAATGTAAACTCAGGTGCGACTGCGATGGAAGGTGGCTACAACGCTGACCCATCCGTTAACCTAGACAACGGTGATTCACTCACTGAACTCTATGCTGACGGCACAAAGCAGACAACCGGAGCAACGGAATACTCAGCGTTCGAGTCTACCACCAGCGGCAATACGCTGGACGGTGCGGCTGTGTTGAACGCAGTTACCCAGTTAAAGGTTAACCGCGCACAACCCACAAGTGGTGGAATGTATGCTTGTGTTGCCAGTCCTCAGGTACTGAGCGACATCATGCAGGACAACACATGGCTGAATGCAGCTCAATACAGCAATGTAGAAGAGCTCTATAAGGGAGAAGTGGGCCGTCTTTTCGGCGCAAAAATGATAATGAGCACGAATCCCTTCATTACCGCTGACGCACTGGGCACTGACGCTGACCGCTTCATCTATGATGCTGCGGCTGGTGGCGGAACCGGAAATACAAAGGATGTTCACGTATCCCTATTCTTAGGGTCGGAAGCATACGGAGTGCCGGAGCTGAGCAGTCAGTCTCCATTCAGCCCGAAGATTGTAATCACTGATTCTGCGGATAAGAGCGATCCTCTTAACCTCACAATTACTGCTGGTTTCAAATGCTTCTGGACTGCGTTGAGGCAGAATACTAGCTACTACGTTATCATGCGGAGCAAGACTGCTTCGACTGCGTAAGAGTTAAACAAGTTATGAAACCTAAAGGTGGATTAACCCTTATCATAGCCGTGGGGGGAGGGAAACCTCCTCACCACGGCAATTCTGATGCAAAAGAAAAAGGTTGTGAAATGATTAGATTACCATTGGATGCACTTGTTGCCGACTTAGAAGACGGCGCGGAAGTCGCACCGGAAGTTGGGGACGTTGTAGTTCTCGAAACGGTTGAAGGTGAAGTTGTTGCAGTCAACGAGGACGGGACAGCGCACGTTGAACTTACTACCGCTGGTGGAGAAGCTATTGAGTATGTTGAGGAAGCTGCCGAGATTGACGAGGAAGCTGCCGAGGCAGACGAGATGGATGCTATGGAGGAAGAACTCATGGCGGCGGCAGCGGCTCAGGACGAAGAGATGGGATTGTAATGCCTATCTATACGTTCGAGAACAGCGAGGGCCACACAATCGAGAGGCTCGTGCCGAAGGGGTGCGAGACTGTTGATGTTGATGGCGTTTTGTACCTGAAGAGCTGCACTCCTCAAGGGTTCGCCTTTACGGGTAAAGCTGTGGGCATACCTCCGCAGAAAGATCAGGTGAAGGAAGGCTACTACAAGCTGGAATGTGAGAAAGGCTCACGCTTCCTTGACAAGTCTCTCTTCTCTACTAAGCAGATTAAAAAAGCATGGGAGTTTTAGATGGCTAACGAGAAAATTAGTGAACTGACTGCATTAACCACACCAGCGGACGCTGATGTGGTTCCGGTGGTTGATGTTAGTGATACTTCGATCTCGGTTACTGGGCAGACGAAGAAGATCACTGTCGACGACCTGATCCTGAGTGCCACTCAAACTCTGACAAACAAGACTCTAACGAGTCCGGTTATCAACACTGGCGTATCGGGTACGGCTGTGCTTGATGACGACTCATTCGGCACAGCGAGCAGTACCACGGTTGCGACCTCCGAGAGCATCAAGGCTTATGTCGATACGCAGTTGACTGCGGAGGACTTAGACTTTGCGGGGGACAGCGGAACAGGATCAGTCGATCTTGATTCCCAGACATTCACCATAGACACTGGGGCTAACCTGACTACTGCTGCGTCTGGTCAGGCACTCACCGTCAACCTTGATACCACGATCACAGGGTTGACCTCAGTGACTTCGACTGATTTTGTCGGGA